CCGTTTTGTGGTGAAAGTCTGAAAACGTGGGAGGGAGAGTGAAAGAGCGCGGCATGATTTTTAACGATGAGATGGTCCGGGCCATCCTCGAAGGAAGGAAAACGCAGACTCGCCGACCTGTAAAAAATGTCAGGGCCGATAACTGCCTGGTTATCCGTAAACCGACAAAGAAACGCAATGGTGTCTATACCCACGTTATGGATGCACCGGAACATGGTTTATGCCCGTTCGGTAACGTTGGTGATCGCATATGGGTCCGCGAGGCGTGGGCGATATTAGGCAATGAGGATGGTTGCAGTGTGGACTGGAACGACAACCTTTGTCGTGGCGATGAGAAGAACGCAGCAAGGATTTATCGGGCCAGTTGTGAGCAAAAGCCTGGTGATTACGGCTTGTGGTCGATACCCGATGATGCCGACTGGAAACCTCACACTGTGAATGAAAAGTTTGATGGTGGGTGGCGTCCATCAATTCACATGCCGCGATGGGCATCACGCATTCTGTTGGAAATTACCGACGTGCGTGTGGAACGGCTGCATGACATGAGCGAGGCAGATGCTAAAGCGGAAGGCGCATCTCCGGCGACGTACAAGATTACACCGCCGGAAGCTGTTTATCGCGTTGGCTTTGGTGATATCTGGCGCGGTATTTACGGGCAAGAGAACTGGCTATCTAACCCGTGGGTATGGGTAATTGAGTTTAAGCGTATTCAGGAAGCATAACTATGAGCAAATCACTTAACGCACGCTGCATCCGTCGCTGGACCGTCGAATTTAAAGGCCGCTGCGACTCAAAATATAGCCCGTATTGGCGTAAGCGCGACCTGCGGGGGTACATCCGTGAGGTTGCACTGAACACCGCGGATTGCATGGTCGAGCGTATGGCCGAGGATAATGCGATGGTAGATTTTCAGGGGGCTAATCGAGGATGGTCGCCGGAGTTCTCAGCCTGGTACCACGAACGCCGTGAACAGTATCTCAAAGAGGCGCGCGACCATCTGAACGAAGACGCCACCAATGACGAGGTTGACGAGGAGATTCAGAACGAGCTGGAGGCCTGGAATGACTAACAGCACAGCAATTAACTATCAGGCGCTACGTGAGATAGCAAAACAGGCAACACAGGGCGAATGGGTCGCATTTATTTCGCCGGGCAAACACGGCACGTACGCTGTGCACACACCAGGAGATAATCATCACGGAGATATTGTCGACTGGCCTGGATTCGACGAACAGAAAAACGCAGAGAACAACGCTCGTTATATCGCAGCTTTCAACCCTGAAGTAGTGCAGGCACTGCTGGATGAACGGGAAAGAAACCTGCAATACATCAAAAGCCGTGACCAGGAGAACGAGGATATTGCGCTAACGGTAGGGAAGCTGCGTGTTGAGCTGGAAGCCGCAGAGAAGCGCAACGCAAAATTACAAAGCGAGAATGCATACATCCGCAACCGGTTCAAAGAACTGGACCTATTAATCGGGAAAAACATTCTTGTCATGCAGGCTGCGATTATCGAATGGCAGGCAACTGGCGACGCTAAGAGCGGACTGGCATGGATTTATAACACACTGTTTGGCCCAGGCGAATTGCCGGACGAATCTGAGAAAGATGCTCAGGCCTACTTTAATCGCAAATATGCACCGATTGACGAAAAGCTCATGGAGCTTCATAAGTGGTTTTGGGAACAAAGTGAAGCCGAGCGCGCCGCTGGCATTCGCATAAAAGGAGAGTGATATGGCAACCAACAATCGTAAAGCCAGGATGATTATTTCGCGAGTATACAGGCTTTGCTATCCCAGCCAGTGGTTGAGAGTTAGCAATCGTCGTGTGGTGTTGTTCTCATTTTTTGGAATTGCCAGAGAGGGAGTCAAAGATAAGCGCAGCGCGGCGCAAAACCGCTGGAAAAACCACTTATATAAGCTGTAGTGAGAAGCCATGCGCTTACGAGCAGTATTCAGATATTCAGAGCGGGTAATGAAGCACATACAACCGAAAACATGGCAGAAACTGGACTCTATGGGCGTTAAGTTGGAGAAGATTACTCAACTTAAGCAGTGGCATATCGGCGAATATTATGGAAGTCCTGGTCGGGATGTTCGGTTGGTAAAAAGTTGAGTATTGTTTTTTTATTGATCAGTTAACCACAGAATGAAGGTTTTTTTATGGGGAAGCCTTGTTTTAGGTGGTAACTGGGTGTAGTGTTTCATTTAACGTAGTAAAACTGCGTTAAGCGATTACCGCGTAATTTGTTGCTTTATGAAGCCCTGCCTTTTTCGGCGGGGCTTTTTTTTTAACGAGGATTTCAATGTCAGCAGAACCAATTTCCGGTACGGCCGTTGCTGCTGGTGGCCTGATGGGTGCCAGCGTTTTTGGTATTGCAACTGGTATTGATTACGGCGTTGTATTCGGGGCATTTGCTGGCGCTGTTTTCTATGTTGCTACAGCGGTGAATATTAGCCGTCTCAAGCTGATTGGCTATTTCTTTACATCGTTCATTGTTGGAGTGATTGGAGCGCCGTTAGTTGGCTCATTTCTTGCCAAATGGACCAGCTACAACGATCGTCCTCTGGATGCGCTTGGTGCGGTTATTGTGGCTGCATTGACAATTAAAATCCTCACGTTCGTAAACAGCCAGGATCTCGGTAGCATCTTTGGAATGCTTTCCCGCTTACGTGGAGGGGGTTCAAATGGTAAGCAGTGACCCGTCAGCACTGATTAATGCGGTGCTTTGCACAGTAATAGTAATTGCGCTGATGCTTTATCGACGGAAAGACTCCAGGCATCGTCCATTTGTTTCCTTTCTGGCTTATATCTACGTCATTGTATACGCCAATGTTCCCTTCCGTTATGTGTTCGGTCTTTATCAAGAATCCCACTGGCTGGTGGTTATTGGAAATCTGATTATCTGCATCGTTGTTCTGTATTTCAGGGGCAATCTGGCGCGGATAGTTGACGCATTAGGGTTTAATCATGACCAAAGATGAGATTTTTAACAGCATTCTTGGAAAAGAGGGCGGCTATGTGGATCACCCTGACGACAAGGGAGGCCCAACAAAGTGGGGCATTACTCAGAACACTGCCCGTGCTCATGGATACCGTGGCGATATGCGCGATTTAACTCGCGAACAGGCTCTGGAAATCCTTGAGGCTGATTACTGGTACGGCCCACGTTTTGACCAGATAGCAACTCTGTCGCCGGATATTGCCGCAGAACTGTGCGACACGGGCGTCAACATGGGGCCAACAGTGGCGTCAAAAATGCTTCAACGCTGGCTGAATGTGTTCAACCTGCGTGGGAAGCTGTATCCCGATTTGGATGCAGACGGACGAATCGGTCCACGTACCATTAATGCGCTGCGTGCTTATCTTGGGAATCGGGGAAAAGACGGCGAACGGGTGATGCTGACGTCGCTGAACTGTACGCAGGGCGAACGCTATCTGGAGTTGGCGGAGAAGCGCGAGGCTAATGAGTCGTTTGTCTACGGCTGGATGAAAGAGCGAGTGGTGGTATGACTGGTTTGAAGGCCGTTTTGTCATTTATTGGCACAATTATATTGGTTGCATTTGGCGCGTTTGGTTTTGGTCGTATGAAGGGGCGAGAAAAGGCCGAAGATGAAGCTGAAAAGCAGCGCATTAATGAGAATGCAGCCGCCGTAAAAGCCACTGCGGAGCGGCGTATAGAAGTGATAAAAGAGGTGGGGAATGTACAGCAGAGTGTTAACCATATGGCTGATGACGATGTTGATCGCGAGCTGCGGGAGTCGTGGAAGCGTCCCGGTGGTGGTTGATACCGCCTGTGATTGGGTAAAGCCCATCTACCTGACTGATCACGACATCGATGTTATGGACCGCCAGACAAAGAAAGATATTCTGGCTCATAACAGGGCATGGGAAATCAACTGCCGAAAGTAATATATATTTCTATAATTATATAAATATATAGTTACAACATTCTATGCGCTTTTCTCATGGGCGCACGCATCAACCATGTTTGTCTGATATGCCGCCGCGCCCAAAAATCCTGAATTTATTGGCTGGGATTTTCGTGCGCGGCGCCACACCAGACAAACAAATCAAATATGGCCCCTTAGCTCAGTGGTTAGAGCAGGCGACTCATAATCGCACGGTCATCGGTTCAAATCCGGTAGGGGCCACCAATTCACTCTCACACATAAAGATAAGCTCGGTGGAGTTACTTCTTCGTGCTCATCTTTATGCGTGCCTGGTGCGCATTTCGGGCGAACGTGGGGCTAAGTTACAGGCAGGGCCTGTTATCCGCAAAGGGGTAAAAGCTGGAGCGGCACGGAACTGTAGCCGTGTTACCAAAACAGCGTTGTCGGGCGATATCCGGCACACAACAGGCAAGGGCATTAATCAGTCTGGTTAGTGCCCTTTTCGTTGTGTTTGCTGTAGAGCTGGCCAGCGTTATGACTGCCGGAGATAAGCGCCGGAGGCACAACTAACATGGAGGCAATTGCATTGTTTAATCTGATTTATGCAGATCCCCCCTGGGAATACAAAGATAAGTGTAAGGATGGGAATCGTGGAGCTGGTTTTAAGTATCCAACGATGAAAGCTGAGGATATTGCTCGTATTCCTGTCTGGCAGCTTGCTAATCCTGAATCGTGTTTGTTGGCCATGTGGTGGGTTCCGACTCAGCCAGAAGAAGCGTTGCTGGTGGTGAAAGCATGGGGATTCAGGCTTATGACCATGAAGGGCTTCACATGGAACAAATGTGGTAGCCGACAACCAGATAAGCTGGTGATGGGGATGGGGCATATGACTCGTGCAAACAGTGAAGATTGCTTGTTTGCGGTAAAAGGCAAATTGCCGACCCGCCTTGATGCGGGGATCATTCAGTCGTTTACATCGCCTCGTCTGGAGCATTCTCGGAAGCCTGATGTGGTTCGTGACAAGCTGGTAAGGCTGTTAGGTGATGTTCCTCGTATTGAGCTGTTTGCTCGCGGTGATTTACCTGATGGTTGGCATGGCTGGGGCAACCAGTGCAATGGAGGTATCCAGTTGCATGATGCTCTCTGGCAAGTGGCATAGAATTATATAATTATATATTTATATAAAAAGTGCTTTACAGGTGGGAAAAAATTTCCTATGGTTATACCCGAAACCGAGCGATACCCGCCCTGGTTAAACCGGAGATAACCCGATGAAAGTACAAGACCGTGAAGTAGTAAAAAACCTCCTGCAATACCTGACCTCAAAAAACCTGACGGGCAGCGTTGAGTTCCGTGAAGCGTTAAAACATTTCAACGTCACTACGGTTTATCGTTGGGAAAACAAACATTCTGAAAGACCGTATGTGGTGGATGTTTTTGCGCCTGATATTGAGTGCGGTTTTGAGCGCCATTCATTCAAAAAGAAACATTCCGCTGATGTTTTTTGTGAGGTTGTATGTGCGGCAGGAGATGATGAGTGATGCGTATTTCCTTCAAACGTGCGACTGAGCAGCAACGCAAAGAGTTCCTGGCTGATGATGTTGCGGCCGTTTATGACCTCATGAAAGAGGTTGTGGAATCAGGAAACTACACGGCGGCAAAGATGCTTAAACTGCAATTCTTGCTGGGCGACCTGAAATACAAATCCGAAGTTGTCGCCGGACGACGCGAGCATTAAACCGTAACGATAACGAACAACGAGCCTCGGCAATTGCCGGGGCTTTTTTACATCCAGACAAAGGAGAACATGGGATGCCTTCGACAAGCACCAAAAAAGAAATGGCGATTAGTGATGTGCTTTACGCGCTTTCGATTATGTGTGACGGAGCAATGATGAGGATGAAAGTCCTCCATGAAGCATACGGAAAAAGTCACGATGAGGCAGCCAAAGAGTGCCTGAATGAGATTGT